GGAAGCCCATCATTAACAATACCAAACGGGGTTAGATTCTCCTCAATCTGTTTAAACTGTTCTTCATACAGTGCTTTACGCAAATTGGAATCTGTTAAATCTTTGAAGAATGGTTCGTTCGTTGCCCATGAGAATAGAACTAAACACATTACCAAATCGTCATGGTATCCTTCGTCTGCTTTGTGGGTTCCCCGAACTTCAATAAATGTGGATATTTCTTCAATTATTTCAGGATCGTGTATTAATAATTTTGTGCCTTCGACCAAACTCTTAAATGTCGTTGTTCCCAGGCGTTTTACTTGTTTAGTAGTTCTTACACCCAGTGTTGCTCCTGGCGTAAATCCGCCAGATAGATATTGTCCAGTTTTACTGCTACTTCCCACGAAGAACACATTTTCGTATTCTAAGTCCATGTACAATGAATCTGCTACTTGTTGCCCGTTATCGTTGATCTCTACCAAACAGTATGCCTTGTGGTAATCTTTAGCAACTTTGTAAATAATGTTGGGAAATAACAACGGGCTTATTCTGTTACTTCTATACTTAGCTACTACCGTATATGGGTATGCGGTTATATCTAATACCGTAAATGCTGAGTAATCTCCACCGACGCCACGAGAAGTATCAGCAACTAGCATATATACGTGATCTTCTTGCGGCTCCTCTAGTATATCCAATCCGTCTTTCGTATAAACAAACTGCTTTGTGGACATTGCTGCAATAGTATCTGGATTGATAAGAGTATTAGATGAACCTAAGAATCTGCATAAAACTTCTTGGTTGAACTTGAGTTCGCCAAGCATAGATTTTTGTTCTGCTGCCCACTTCTCATCCCTGCCAGGAATTCTGTTATAAGGAATAAACAATGGAACAAATCCATTTAGGCCCTGTTCTGCTTCGTTCCAGAACTTCCAGAAATGATTGTATCCTAACGGAGTAGATGTTAGAAGAATCTTTGTTGTTTGTCCCGCTGAAATTGTCGGATAAACAGAAGTAAAGAAGTCCTCTGCAACATTATTTGGAATAATTGCTGCTTCGTCAATATACAACCAGTTTACAGATTTGCCTCGAATACCAGATGAGCTTGTTGCCGCAGTAAATACTTTGGATCCATTCTCAAGTTCAATATCACCCTTGTTGAATGTTTTGACACCTTGCTGCATCCACATAGGAAGCATTTCATACATTAACTCGTATCGAGAAAGAACCTCGCGCGCAGCGGAAGATTTGTTGGCAAGAATAGCAACTGTTTTATTTTCTTGGAATAGTGTGTACCACAGAATACATGCTGCAGAAGTAATAGTCTTACCCTGTTGGCGACCTTCCATCAGAATAACTTTACGATTATTAAGTATAACATCTACTTTTTCTTTTTGGCATTCGTAAAGTTTAAAACTAATTAGACCTCTATCCAATGAAACAATTTTGCAATATGATTCTATGAAATAGATAGGATCTTGCATACACCGCATAAGTTCTTTAACTTGTTCAGAGGTATATTGCTGCACAGTCCCAATTGGTTTTAAATTGGGATTGCCGTTATATGATATTTGTTTATTGCTCAATTGTTTTGCCGTCGTCTTTTTTACCAAGCATTTTCATTAGCTCTGCTGTAGAACCAGCAAATACTACATTATTATTGGTTGTAATATTTCGAGGACCTTCGGGATCGCCTTGTTTTAGATCTTTGGCCTTCTTTTGCAAGTCCATAAGATCCTTTGCTACATCAGAAACTGTTTTAATTAGTTGACCTGCAACTTCATATGTTCTGGGATGTTCGGAATTCTTAGCAAGATCAATCATTTGATCTAATGTATCTTCACTTTTATGTATAAGATTTCTTAATGTGTTTCTTGCTAACTGATAATCATCTTCCTGATCCATTTGTCTAGATTCAGAATCGCTAACCGCAGGTAAAGTTGTAGGTAACTCTGTTTCATCAACAGGCGTTATATCAAAAATCTTATCAAGTTCAGGTATATTTTTCATTAAAAATCTTCAAATGTATCCGTAAATCCTATATCGTCTCCGGGGTTAGCCGATAACGGATCAGGGGTAACTGTAATAGTATTTATTTTCTGAGATAATGCGGGATCATTAAATGTATTAGTAACAACTTTCCTAATAATACCTTGTTTATTAACCGGCCCATAAAAGTTAAGTTTCATCGTAAAAGATAGTGTCCATATAATTGTTCGTCTATCGTCAAAATCACCTTCATAATTATCCTCAAATGAGACAGACTCTAATAAGATAGGAAGATCATTTTTAATATTTAATTGCGGTATAGATTTAATTGTTAAATTGTAGTCAGGATTAAAGTATGGCAAAATTTGCTCAATAATCTGTAACCCGTCATCTTGATTCTTTACATACACATATAACTGCACGTTTATATTATACGGAGTAGGTGCATATTGTGCATTTAGTGTTGTACTTGTATTATTAACTGCTCTATTTTGTTGTAGCGGACTAATTTTACGATTAATATCATAGTTTAGAGCGGACATCTCAAATGCCATTCTCGGTACAATAATTTGGACGTTGCGGTCATCTACATTTGGGCGTTGCTGAATTCTCGCAAGAGCTTTAGCTTTACCTGAATATGATAAAGGAACTTTTAATATTTGAACAATATTTCCTGCGGCATCTCTACGTTCAATATTAATATTATTGAACATATTACCAAAAGCTATAATTGATTTTCGGATCGTTCCCCAGTAAAATCTTTGGTCTAACATTATTTAAATACCTCCCCAAAAGGATTTCTTTCGCTGAAATCTAGAATGTCTGTAATGTTAGTATCAAAATCTTCGTTTCGTGCGCCAGCATCATCGGCGTGTATTGTAGAATATGATTCAAGTACAATTGGAGACTCTGTATTAAATTCGAAAAGTAATTCATCGCCATTTTCCTGTAGTAATCCAAAGTTGCGAACATCTTCATTAATTACGTCAGGATAATCATCAATCTCAGGTATACCGGTTTCTATAACCTCACTTGAAAATTGCATCAATTCGCAGGTTAATCTAAAGACAAATAATTTACCAACCTGATAGAATGGTTTATCGCCCTCAACCTTACGTATTTCAAAATATGATTTTGTTAAAGGAAAGTAAAGTATGTCGCCTTCAGCAGGTCTTAACGCCAATACTGTGTTGCCTGTTGCGCCTGCAATCTCTAACCATCTTTTTCTTGAGACTACAAAATTCGCATTCTCGACCGTCTCTACACCAAATTTAGATAGAAACTCGCCCTGGCCTTCATATCCGGTATTGCTTTCCAAATACATCTCAATTGGATAAGCATACGGATAGTTGTTTAACGGATCTTCGCCCAAAATGCGATCTTCATTGAAGGATTTACGAGGTAGATAATAGAGCTCAAAACCATAAATCTTCAAGCACTCTATAATTATGTCCTCATAGAGGTTTTGTTCCGACGATCTCCCCATAGGGATACCGGATTGAAAATATGGATTAACGGTAGCCATTTTATATTTTGTTTTCTATTGACAATCTATTGACACGATGTTAGTATATGCTATGAGGCTCAGTGATAAGAAGCATTAATTATCCAACAAACATATCTACAGGCAATTCAAATCTAGACTGTATTTCAGTTTCAATTTGTCGAATTTCTTCAATTGATTCTTGGTATATAATCTCACCGTTTAGGGTTACTCCTCCAGGAAGTTGTACACCTGCAAACTTCTTCAAATTATTACCCCATTGTTTTTTAATTTGGGCAGTAGCATATCTTTTTAAGAACATATCATTATAAACATTCGTAAATTGATCTGGATCTAATATTCTCCAGCACTCTACAATAATATATGTTCCAGGTACGACATCTGCGCCCCAGTCCATATCAATCATCAACCTATTCATGTGTCTATTAAATCTTATAGGTTTTTGTCCTACAAGTATTTGGTTAATTAATTCTAATTGTTGGCGGACTGCAGTATAATATATTAAATCTGTTGACATTAAAGTATACAAATCATTAATTAGAATTTGATATTTAATATCGAATATGTCATTCCCCGTAGACTTATTCATAAACGGAATTACTCGCTCAACCCCAACAACTGCATCTGATAATTCAACATATTGTGCTGAAATATTATTAGCGGTTATCTCATGTTTTAGGTAAACTTTTTCTACAGCATCAAAGTGATACTCGCGGTAAAACTGAAAAGCATCATCTATACGATCTTCTACTTGATCAGTATCTACATTTATTTCAACCACGGGTGCGCCTAACGATCTTAAGCAATAATCTTTTAACTCTTGTCTAGATGTTATAGAAGCCATTTGTTACCTTTTTAACTATTTATTAACCATTAAACGCCGCGCCCCAGTTACAATTTGCATCAAATGTTATTGATCCTGTTATAACTTTCGCTCTTAGAGTATCGCCTGCAGTTAATCTAGAAATTGTAGAAACCCCAAACAATTGCGCACCTGCGTTATTTGTGAGAACTTCCCACATACAAACGTTATCTCCGTTATTTCTAGAGATACCAATTCTAGCTGGTATATTTTGCGAACTAACTCTAACATTCAAGAACACATTGTATAAACCTGAGATTGGCGCAGTAAATATACCCGTTGAAGCATTATAACTAGATGTTTGATTGTAATCTAAAACAGAATGTATTCCAGCTAAAGTTGTTCCGCTTGATACAATTGCGGCACCATTAATACCATACACCCTAAATGCTGCGAGCGATGAAATCGTAATAGTACCAACAATAATATTGTTTGCTTGAATTAAATTAGCACCAATTACTGACCCGCCTATTCCAGTACCAACTATGACATTTCCTGCAGCAACGTTACCCCGATAAAACGGTAATAATACAGTAGTGTTTGCTGCTACTCTAGCATTACTATAATAAATGTTATTACCAAATTCTATTACGTTAGCTGTTGTCAATTGTGATGTAGTTGCCCTTAGATTTAAATTTGCAACCGTTGCATAATTGAACAATAATGGCGCAATATTAGCATAAACTCTTGTATTGGTATAGTATAAATTACTTGCAGATTCTCTAACATTTGCAGTTGATAGATCTACAACATTTGCTTTTGTAGCTAATACTCCTGCAACGTATGGGACAACATTAGCTAATACTCTTAGATTTGTGAAATAAAGATTATTTGCAAATTCAATAACATTACCAGTATTAAGTTGATTTAAATTTGCCTTGGCATTTAACAACCCTATCACATTAGCATAAACTCTTACATTTGTAAAATACAAATTATTTGCAAATTCAATAACATTACCAGTATTAAGTTGATTTAAATTTGCTTTGCCGTTTAATAATGTTATAACATTTGCATATACTCTTGAGTTAGTGTAGTATAAGTTACTTGCAGATTCTGAAACATTTGCAGTTGTTAAATCTATAACATTTGCTTTTAAATTAAATAATGGAATTACATTGGCATATACTCTTACATTTGTAAAATACAAATTATTTGCAAATTCAATAACATTACCAGTATTAAGTTGATTTAAATTTGCCTTGTCATTTAACAACCCTATCACATTAGCATAAACTCTTGCATTTGTATAATATAGATTGCTTGCAAATTCAATAACATTGCCGGTATTTAGTAACGGACCTATATTAGCATAAACTCTAGTATTTGTAAAATACAAGTTGCTAGGCAATTCTATAGTATTTGCTGTAGTAAAATCTACAATATTTGATTTTAAATTCAATAGAGGGATTATATTAGCATATACGCGAGTATTTGTAAAATATAAGTTGCTTGCAAATTCAATAACATTGCCAGTATTAAGTTGATTTAAATTTGCTTTTAAATTTAATAATCCAATAACATTTGCGTAAACACGAGTATTTGTAAAATATAAGTTGCTTGCAAATTCAATAACATTGCCCGTATTCAATAGGGGACCTATATTTGCATAAACACGAGTATTTGTAAAATATAAGTTGCTAGCATGTTCTACAATATTACCAGTATTCATTAGAGGACTAATATTAGCATAAACTCTAGTATTTGTGAAATATAAATTACTTGCAAATTCAATAACATTGCCCGTATTTAATAGGGGACCTATATTTGCATAAACACGAGTATTTGTAAAATATAAGTTGCTAGCAATTTCGACGACGTTAGCTGTTGTCAAATCTGAATAATTTGTACCCCCAGAGCCACCGCCTGTTCCTACTAAACTAATTACCCCTGAAGGAGAAATTACAATATTAGCTCCTGCAGTAAATGCTCCAATTGCTCTTGCATTTGTAAAATATAAATTGCTAGAAGATTCGCGAACATTGGCAGTTGTTTCTGGCATTTTGCCATCTATAATCATACCAATTACTTCAGTTCCAGTAATACCTCCAAGCACAGGGTATATTATAGCATTTGGTCCTGCCGTAAATAACGATGATACTCTAGCATTGGTAAAGTATAAATTATTTGCAAATTCAATAACATTGCCAGTATTAAGTTGATTTAAATTTGCTTTTAAATTTAATAATCCAATAACATTTGCGTAAACACGAGTATTTGTGAAATATAAATTACTTGCATGCTCTATAATATTTCCAGTATTTAATAACGGACCTATATTTGCATAAACACGAGTATTTGTGAAATAAAGATTATTTGCAAATTCAATAACATTACCAGTATTAAGTTGATTTAAATTTGCTTTTAAATTTAAAGGACCAATAACATTTGCGTAAACTCTTGCATTTGTATAATATAGATTGTTTGAGCCTTCAATTAAATTATTAGTAGTAAAATTACTAATAGTACTTACATAACCAGTTACATTGCCTACTACATTACCGGTGTATGTAGTAGCGGCTAAGTTTGCTAATCTAAATGATGCGTGCGCAGTATTAATAAAGATGTTTGCATCTGGCTCTGGAATATAGTTATCAAATACTTTCCAAATACCATCTGTTGCATCTCTAAAAAATCCTGCGTGCTTATAAGACCCATCATTATAATTGGCTGCAATTCCTAAATCTGGATTTGAAGAATCAGACTGCGCATTCAAATAAATCATGTTGTCTGATATAGACAAATTATTTGAACTATGTGTCGTTACGTTACCGTAAAAATTAGTTGTACCTGTAACGACTAAATTTGCAAATGTTACTGACGCATTTGGGCTAACATTTTGACCAATAGCAACTAACCCCGTAATTGGACTATAAGATACACCCAATCCTTCAGATATTGAAAATCTAGATCTTGAAGTTGTAAAATATAAATTACTTGCATGCTCTATAATATTTCCAGTATTTAATAGCGGACCTATATTAGCATAAACTCTTGCATTTGTAAAATATAAATTACTTGCAAATTCAATAACATTCGCAGTAGTTAAATCGGAATAACCAATACCGCCACCGGCACCTGAGCCTATTAAACTAATTATGCCGGTTGGCGAAATTGAAATATTAGCACCGGCTGAAAATGCGGCAATTGCTCTTGCATTTGTAAAGTATAAATTACTTCCAATCTCAAGTACATTGGCGGTTGTTAAATCTGAATAATTTGTTCCACCGCCACCTCCACCGAAGGATCCTATTATACTAATTACGCCGTTTGCGTCAATTGAAACATTTGGACCCGCTGTAAATGCAGCAATTGCTCTTGCATTTGTAAAATATAAACTACCAAATTCTACAATATTTGCAGTGTTAAATCCCCCTAATTTACTCGGAGTTACTGCCCCATCCGCAATCATATTAGCTGTTACAGAATTCGCTGCAAGAAATGTTGATAATGTTCCATCTTGTGCCCCAAGCAGAACTGCGTTTGCGCCTGAACCAATTTGCAAATTAATCTGCGCGGCCGCGTTATTTGTATCTATAAACGTTAATTTGTTTGTAAGGTCATCCAAACTAATAGCAACATTACCTAGATAAATTGTTTTTTCTTCTAGGAATAAAGACTTCCATCTTCTATCAGGAGAACCTAAATTATACGTATTACTTTGAGACGGAATAATATTCCCACTAAACCCCGATAAAGCAGACGCTACTCTTGCATTTGTATAATATAATTGATTGCCTTCTGGCAAATCTGTTGTAGTAATTTGTCGTGTTAATAATGACCCTAAGTCTGCGCCGGATACTCTAGGTGTAACGGTTACTGCGCCCTCTACAATTCTTATTGCAGAATTACCTTGATATGCTTCAATGTCATAAACATATCTTCCATATTTCAATGTTGCAGTCTGGCCTGCAGTAAATGAAATACTAACATTTCCTTGTGCAGCATTTGTAATTACTGTAGTAAAAGATGCAGCATTAGCTGCATCATACGATGTTCTTAATTTACTACGTACGTCATATCCAACTAACGAAATTGGTCGTTTGTAATAATCCAAAAATTGTATATTGGCGCTAAAATTTGCGCCTTGGTCAATTACTAAATTTTTTGTTGTTGCCATTTGTTATCCAGCGTGATAGGAACAAGCAATTTGCTTAACTTCTGTCGGTGAGGAGAATGTGACCGACTCTCTAGCTTTCGCCACAGTATAATTTCTCATTAAATCATCGTCTTGCTTCATTCCTTTACCTGGTATTGAAGAAGTTGTAATATAATCCCCAATCTCAATTGGACCATTTTCTCCACAAACATTAATACATCCTTCACCTAAAGAATTAATTGAAAGAACATCATTTGAATCCATTACTGATTGGAATTGAGATGCTATAATACGAGAATTCGATTCTGTATCATAGGTTGACAAAGTTGTAGGAACGTGCGAATCTTGTAAACTTGAGATAACACCCAATACTGATTTTTGGTTTGCTTGGGATGATAATTTAACAGTTGTTATTACATCATTAATTGAAGATTTGTTAATTACTTCATAATCAACAACTATATCCCCTATTTCGTACGTAGTATTTTTCTCAAGCAATGCATCGTGTGCTCCTGTAAATGGTCCAAATGAACCCACAAAAGTATACGCTGAATAAGTCCCTCTTGCAATTTGAATTTCAGCAGTTAAAGTATTGAGAGAATTTCTATATGCAAATGCGGCTCCTGCACCTAGACCGCCGGCTGGCTGAGGTACATTCAAGAGAGCAGAACTATTTGTATATCCAGTCGTTGGCCAATAAGATTCTCCGGCGAATGAATAATTTGTACCCCCCAAGTACACCGTAGTATGGAAGTTTGTTGTTACGTTGGTATAAGTGCCATTTCTAAATCTATAGAAACTTGCAGCTACGCCAGCCCCTGTAGAACTTGATCTATT